CGAGCTCTGCTCCACCGCCTCCTCCAGCACCAGCACCAGCACCGCCTCCGCCTGCACCTACCGCAGCACCGGCTGCAACACCAGTTTCGTCAACTCAACCGTCTACTGGTGATCTAGCTAACTTATTAAAATTCACCGGTAACACCGGAAGTAAAAGTAATTTTAATGATCTAAACGCACAACTAAAACAAGCTGTGATGCAAGCTGGTGCAGAATACAATAAGGTAACTGGTAAAAATCTCATTATAAACAGTGCAAAACGTGATCCCGAAGACCAAAAAAGACTATATGATGAAACTGTAGCAGCAGGTCGCCCCGGAATAGGGCCTAGTGGTATGGCAGTAGGCAAACCAGGAAATAGTCTACATGAACGCGGTATGGCGGTTGATATACAACAAGGCAAAGGCGACCAAGTAGCAATTGATTTGTTAAACAAACAAAACTTGTATCAGAAAGTTCCAAAAGATCCTGTGCATTTTCAATACGGCGCCAGAGAAGGTGGTGTGCTGTCTGGACCCAAGTCAGGATACACTGTTCAAGCACATGGTGACGAAGCAATGATTCCACTATCGGGTGGTAGAACTATTCCAGTAGAAATGCCAGCACTCACAGCCAGCATGAATGGACAAATTGGTTTGTTGCAGTTGCAAAGTGAACAAATGGCAGAACTGATTGATTTAATGCGCAGCAACAACGGAATCAGTTCAAAGATACTTCAAGCATCCAAGGCCTAACGGTAAATAGTACACTATGGCCGACAACAAAAATTCTGGTAACAACAAGTCCGGGTGGAAAAAATACTTTAAAGTAGCAGATCTATCTGGGCAAATGAGTCCAATTTCTGGCGGAAGAGATTCTGGCTTACCTGGATATGGACGCAACGATGGCAGAACCAATTCTGCCGAAACTGACTTTAGTTTCCGCAACTATGCCAGCCGATTGCCAGAAGTTTACTCTGGCCATCCCAATCGTATTGAACGTTACAACCAGTATGAGAGCATGGACACAGACTCAGAAATCAATGCATGTTTGGACATTATTTCAGAGTTCTCTACACAGTTGAATGAACAAAATCAAACGCCATTTGAAGTCAAATACAACGATGATCCAACTGATCACGAAGTAGAAATCATTCGCAAGCAGATGCAACAATGGGTCAAGCTGAACAAGCTGGACCAGCGCATATTCAAACTGTTTCGTAATACAATCAAGTACGGCGATCAGATTTTTGTACGTGATCCAGAATCGTTTGAAATGTACTGGGTAGACATGAGCAAGGTGTCTCGAGTGATTGTGAATGAATCAGAAGGCAAGCGTCCAGAACAGTACATCATTCGTGACATCAACCCCAACTTTCAAAATCTAACTGTGGCAGCAAAAACTACCACAGACTTCATGGTAAACCCACCCACTGGTAGCAGTTATCAGCAGGGTGGCGGATACAATGCACCCAACACATCCATGACTGGTACCAGCCGTTTCAGCCGCGCTGTGAACGAAACTTGTATTGATGCCAAACACGTAGTACATCTGAGCTTGAACGAAGGTTTAGATTCTTTCTGGCCATTTGGCAAAAGCATTTTGGAAAACATTTTCAAAGTTTTCAAACAAAAAGAACTGCTAGAAGATGCGCTGTTGATATATCGAGTGCAACGTGCGCCAGAGCGCAGAGTGTTCAAAATTGACGTGGGCAACATGCCGTCACACTTGGCCATGCAGTTTGTGGAACGTGTAAAAAACGAAATGCACCAGCGTAGAATCCCTAGCTTTGGCGGTGGTGGACAAAACATCATGGACAGCAGTTATAATCCGCTGTCAATCAACGAAGACTTCTTCTTTCCCACAGGGGCAGACGGACGTGGCTCATCAGTTGATGTATTGCCAGGTGGACAAAACCTAGGCGAAATTGACGATTTAAAGTATTTTAACAACAAAATGGCTCGCGGTTTGCGTGTGCCATCCAGCTATTTGCCCACTGGTCCAGACGATTCGGACCGTGTGACCAGTGATGGTAGAGTGGGTACAGCTCTTATTCAAGAGTATCGTTTCAACCAGTATTGCGAACGTTTACAAGCGTTGATTATGCAAAAACTTGATGATGAATTCAAGATGTTTTTGAAATGGCGCGGATTTAACATTGACTCTGGCTTGTTTGCACTGAAGTTTAATCCCCCACAAAACTTTGCCAGCTATCGCCAAAGTGAACTGGACAACACTAGAATCACTGCTTTCCAGGCCATGGAACAAATTCCCTACATGAGCAAGCGTTTTATGTTGGAACGTTTCTTGGGCCTAAGCGAAGACGAAATACAAAAGAACGAAAAAATGTGGAGAGAAGAGCGCGATACTCCAGAATTGCAAACCACACAAGGACAAGATTTACGTTCTATTGGCGTTACTCCTGCTGGCATTGAGTCGGATATTGCTACCGGCGAGGAAATGATGGATCTTGGTGCGCCAGGACAAGAAGTTGCACCTCCAGGTGGTCAAATGCCACAGCCTGCAACCGGAAGCCTGCCTGCACCGTCGGGCGTATAAATAATATCATGATACTGAACGAGCTCTACGAAAGATCCCCATCAGCGTTTCAAGACCTAAGTCAAGACAACACGCAGCCAAAACTTGGCGATCTTCGCAAGACAAAAATCACATTAAAACAGTTGAATAAATTGCGTAAAATGCAAGACACACGATCATACGAGTACAACGACAAGCTCAAATTGATCCGCAAACAATATGCGCCTCCGGCTCAGCCTGTGGCGTAATATTACTCATTTGTTGCAAAAACACACCATAAACCGCTGAGTTTTTGCCTTTAAAGTAAATATAGGTATAGATTTGCCAGGTTAGCGAATCTACCCAACATACTTATAGGAGCTATTAAATGAGCAACAATCGTTTTGAACAACTGATCGAATACGTCATCAATGACGAAACCGCAAAAGCAAAAGAATTATTCCATCAAATAGTGGTGGAAAAAAGCCGCGCTATCTATGAAGACCTCATGGAAAAAGAAGAAGTAGACGAAGACAACGCTATGGGCGAAGAACCCACAGAAGTTGACACAGACATGAGTGAAGACATGGGCGGAAGCCAAGCTGCTGACATGATTGACGACGTTGAAACTGAAGAATCAGGCATGGCAGAAGATGACGAGACTGACGCTGAATTTGACGACGGCGCAGAAGAAATGGGTCATGACATGACCAGCGATATTGAAGACGAACATGACGGCGAAGGCAATATTGAAAATCGCGTGGTTGATCTTGAAGACAAATTAGACGAACTTATGGCTGAATTTGAAGCCATGATGGGCGGCGATGACGGCATGGGCAGCGAAATGGGCGGTATGGATGACACTCCTGACATGTCTGGTATTGAAGTTCAAGACGACGAGTTTGAAACAGAAAGCCAAATGATGCCAATGGAAGAAGCTATCAGCTTAAAAGCAGCCCCAAAGCCAGTGACTTCTGAAGAAGGTGGCGTCAACAAGAAGTCCACAGTGGCCGCTAACAGTGGTGCAGCCGGTATGGCCAGCAAGCCAGTTCACACAACTGGTGACACAGCACACGGTCGTCCAGCACCATCCACAAAAGAATTGATTGGTAGAGTGGGTAATACACCTGCTCAATCAACACAAGGTCTCAAGCCTGCTACCAAGCCAACTAATGGTCAAGCTGCTGGCGTAAACACAAAGAGTCCATTGCCAGGCGGCCGTAAAGGCTAATTTACCATGGTAACGTATTTACAGGAACATCTTAATTTTAATCAGGCCAAGATTCGCATCTTGTCTGAAGATAGTCCTGACGGCAAAGGAAAAACACTGTTCATGGAAGGTATATGCATTGAAGGCGGAGTAAAAAACGCCAACGAACGTGTATACCCTGTGAACGAAATTTCTCGAGCAGTAGATACTATCAACAAACAAATTGTTGAAGGCTACAGTGTAATGGGTGAAGTAGATCACCCAGATGATCTCAAAATTAATTTAGATCGTGTGAGTCACATTATTGAAAAAATGTGGATGGACGGACACTGCGGCTATGGAAAATTAAGAATATTACCCACCCCAATGGGACAACTGGTCAAGACCATGTTAGACTCGGGTGTAAAACTAGGGGTTTCGAGTCGTGGTTCGGGCAACGTGAACGACGGCAACGGACATGTCAGTGACTTTGAAATAGTCACTGTTGATGTTGTTGCTCAACCCAGTGCTCCTCATGCATATCCTAGAGCCATCTATGAAGGACTTCTTAACATGAAGTATGGTCATAAAGTTTTAGAAATAGCCAAGGATGCTGGCAAAGACAACAAGGTACAAAGATACTTGAGCGGCGAGATAACTCGTTTGATCAAAGATCTTAAAATATAAGGAGAGACTATGTTAGATAGTTTAAAACCATTTCTAGATAGCGAACTGATCAACGAGGAAACTCGCAGTGCTATCAGTGAAGCGTGGGAAACCCAAATCACTGAAGCACGTGAACAGGTTCGTGTAGAGCTCCGCGAGGAATTTGCACAACGCTATGAACACGACAAGACAGTGATGGTAGAAGCCTTAGACAAAATGGTAACAGAAGGTCTCGCAGGAGAATTGGCTCAAGTTATTGCTGAAAAGCAATCACTGGCCGAAGACCGCGTCAAATTCCAAACCAGCATGAAAGAATCAGCCACAAAGTTCAACAGCTTTATGGTTACCAAACTTGCTGAAGAAATTGGCGAACTGCGCAAAGACCGCAAGATGCACTCCGAAGGAATCAATAAACTTGAGAACTTTGTGGTGCATGCATTGGCACGTGAAATTCAAGAATTCTCACAAGACAAACGTGACGTGGTGGAAACCAAGGTACGTTTGGTACGTGAAGCACGTGGCAAACTTGAACAACTCAAATCACGATTCGTAAAAGAATCCGCTGAGAAGATGAGTCAAGCTGTTAGCAAGCATCTCAAGGCCGAACTCACACAATTGCACGAAGACATCAAAGTTGCTCGCGAGAACAATTTTGGTCGTCGTATTTTTGAAGCATACGCAGCAGAATTTGGAGCAACTCACTTAAATGAGAACGCTGAAGTTCGTAAACTGCAAACTATGGTTGCTGCAAAGAATCGTCAATTGGGCGAAGCCATCAAACTCAGCCAGAAAGCAAAAGTTCTAGTTGAGTCAAAAGAACGCGAAATACGAATGATTCGTGAAACCAATGAGCGTGACAGCACATTGGATGAACTGCTACGTCCCTTAAACAAGGAAAAGCAAGAAGTCATGCGTAATTTGCTCGAAAGTGTCCAAACTACCCGTTTGAAAAACGCATTCGAAAAGTATCTACCAGCTGTACTAGCTGATAACAAACCAACAAGTAGCCGTAAAGTGATTGTTGAGAGTGTGTCTGAAGTAACTGGTGATAAATCTGCCCGTAGCCCCGAAGAAGACCGTTCCAACGTGATCGACATCAAGCGCCTGGCAGGGCTCTAAAAACATAATAAGGAGACTTAAATGTCACAAAATCTATTAGAATCTCGTTGGGACGATACCAAAGAAGCCCTTCTTGAAGGACTCAAAGGTAGCAAGCGTAACAACATGAGTGTGATCTTAGAAAACACTCGCAAGTACTTGAAAGAAAACGCAACAGGCGGCTCAACCGGTAGTGGCAACATTGCTACACTGAATCGCGTTATTCTTCCAGTTATCCGTCGCGTGATGCCAACTGTTATTGCTAACGAGTTGGTTGGTGTTCAGCCTATGACTGGCCCAGTTGGTCAAATTCACACCTTGCGTGTGCGTTACGCCAACACCATGAACGACAACTCAGCAGCCGCTACTAGCACCGCTGCTGGCCAAGAAGCATTGAGCCCATTCTTGATTGCTCAGGCTTATTCTTCAGCAAGCTCAGTGAGTGCTGGTGTGGTTAGCCCAACTCAGAACATCTACACTGGTGCTAACACAGCAGTGTTAGAAGGCTCCGGCGGTCGTCAGATCTCCGTGCAGATCCTGAAACAAGCTGTTGAAGCTAAGACACGTAAGTTGCAAGCTCGTTGGACATTTGAAGCTGCTCAAGACGCACAAGCCATGCATGGTATTGACGTTGAAGCAGAGATCATGGCTGCTCTTGCACAAGAGATTACAGCTGAGATTGACCAAGAAATCTTGTTGAGTCTGCGTTCATTGGCCACAACTGAATTCACATACAACCAAGCTACTGTTTCAGGTACAGCTACATTCGTTGGTGACGAACACGCCGCTTTGGCAGTGTTGATCAACCGTGTTGCTAACTTGATCGCCCAACGTACTCGTCGTGGCGCTGGTAACTACGCTGTTGTGTCTTCAGCTGCATTGACAGTGTTGCAAAGTGCAACAACTTCAGCTTTTGCTCGTACCACAGAAGGCACCTTTGAAGCACCTACAAACACCAAGTTTGTTGGTACATTGAACGGTTCTATGAGAGTGTTTGTTGACAGTTATGCCAGCGATACAACTCCAGTTCTGGTTGGCTACAAAGGCTCTTCAGAAGCTGACGCTCCTGCATTCTACTGCCCATACATTCCTTTGATGAGCAGTGGCGTTGTGTTGGATCCAACAACCTTTGAACCAGTGGTGTCATTCATGACACGTTATGGTTTCATCGAGTTGACCAACACCGCAAGTTCATTCGGCAATGCCGGTGACTATGTTGGCGAGATTGCCGTTTCGAATTTGAGTTTCAGCTAATCTTCGATTGGTATTTTACCAAATCAAAAAAGGGCCGCAAGGCCCTTTTTTGTTGGCTGTAATTTTTAACAATATATAAAAGATGTTAGAACATTACTGGGACCGAGATTGGGATTCTGCAATCAGCCATAGATCTCAATTTGAATATCTTGACCAACACACATTGTCAAATCAACTGATATTTTTTGACGATGCACACCTGCAACTCAATCATGGATGTGACCGTGCAGTCAGCATGATAACACAGGCAGTGGCAGCCACAGGAAGATTTCCTGTGCTGTGCTTGGACGGAAATCCTCACCCAGCAGAACGCTATTACCGTGAACTGTGTGAACACTTGGATCCAACGTCTTTTTTTGTTTTTCATCCTGACATACGAAAAGAAGTCAGTGACGAATTTGCGAACATGGCTCCGTGGCCCAGTTGGTTGTTTTATCAGCAGAAGAATAAAGATTTTCAACTGGGTCAGCCTAAACAATATAGAGTTGGATTTTTATCTGGCAGTTCAAGATATCACAGAATCAAATTGTTTCGTGACATCCATCCATACATTACTAGACGAGACGTAGTGGTTATCAACAAGATTGGTGACTTTCATCACAGTGTGCCAAAACACAAACTAACATCTGAAGAAATGGAAATCTGGTGGCAAGAATTGCCTTATAGCAGCCGGCCAGAATTTTATGATTACACTGGATCAGGCAACACTCCGCCGGACAACATGGGCAGTAACAATCATGTGGCCTACACAGCCTGCGTAAACATCACAGGTGAAACATGCAATGATTACCAAGTGTTGTTGAGTGAGAAAACTTGGAAAGCATATCAAAGCCAATGCCTTGTGATAAACTTTGGACCAAGCCAAACCACAA